TAATTTAGAGTCAGGTTTGAAATAGGTTTTTTTACGCGATTTCACCGTTCCAAAACAATTTATCTCTGCAACGTTGAAAGAAATTGGAGAGACAGAATTTGCACGTTCTCTATAGAGAGAGTTAATGGAGAGAGATAGAGAGATAGAGATGTAAAAAAGTAGAGAAAACTTTATAAAGGGGGAGATACATATGTAAAATTGGTGAAAAGATGAAAAACTTAACTGATGAACAAATCAGTGAATTAATAAAGAAGGCGATTGATGAAGGCAAAGATGAGTCCAAATATTTTTTGATAGTTAAGGAGTACAGAGGAAGAGATGGGTATATAAAGATTAGACAAGTTTATGGTGAATATGAATTGATATTAATGAGTACTAATGACATTAATGATGAAACTAGAGAATTTGAATATGCGATTATTCCAAAAAGCGATACAATAATAGTGTTGATTGAAGAAAGAATTAAATATAATTCACAAAGTCAAAAACAACAAATAGTATACGTTTTTAGTTACCCTGTTGGCTGGAAAAGCATGCAAATAATGTAAGTTAATTGTTTTTTTTATTTTTATTTTTATTATCTTCTATTTTATATTTTCTATTTTTCTAGTTTTATAATTTTATTTTTTAGCTTTTTAGTTTTATTCTCATTATTTTCTATTTCTATGTTTAATTTTTTTCAGTTTTCAAATCAAATTTCAAAGTTAACAGAAATTGTAAGTTAAGAGGTTTAACGTTAAAAGTTTCGAAAAATCAAAAGATAAAAAGAGAGAGAAAAGTTTAAATATAAGTTTTTACATATGTTATATTGGTGATAAAAAGATGAAAGTCGTACAAGTCGGAAATTCAAGATATTATATAAGTTCAAGAGATGATGAAGTTTCGTTAGTTCATCAATTAATAAAACAAGGTTATTCAATTCAACAAATAGCTCAATTTTTAGGAATTAGTGAGAAAAAAGTCAAGAAGTATATGTCTGATTGTTGGTAAAGTTATTCTTTTTTTAATTTTCAATTTTTTCTTTTATTTTTATATTTTTGTTGTCTTTATTATCTATTTTTATCAATAATTTTTTTCAAATTTCAAATAATAATTCTGCCATTTTAAGAAATTTTGAAACTGAAAGCCAAAGATGTTTTTATATTTGTCATATCTAGTTAGTTGTTTTTTGGAGGAAAGAAAATGAGTGAAAATAAAGTTCAAATATATGATGAAGATATAAAAAATACTTTTGAAAAATTAAGAAAGATTACAGATGATCATTTAATTAATGCTATAATTTTTGTTTCTGATTATGAAACAAAATATATTACTAGTTTTCCTGATAGTAATGGATATAAATGTCTTCTTGTTTTAAATAATAAAGCATATTATTTTTACGATTATTCAATTATCAAAAATGTTTTAAAATTAAGATATTTTAAAGAATACGATGTTTCGGAAGATATTATTAACATTTTGAAAAAATTACCAGAATCAAATATTGATTATGCTGAGCCGATATTTTTCAAATTATATTATATTTTGAAAAAACATTATCCAATTGATTTAATTAAAGAGTAATGTCGATTTTATCTTTCTTTTTTATTTTTCGATTTTTTCATTTTTTACGTAACATTTTTCTGCTTCTTATTTTGATGTTTTGCAAAAATAAAGTTAATTTTTTTCTTTTTTAGTTTTAACTTTCTATTTTCTATTTTTTTGTTTTATTTTTTTCAAGTTTGTCATACTATTTCTAATTTGAAGGAATTTAGATAACGTAAAATGAAAACGTAAAAGTTTGAAGAAAACTTTAAATATAAGTTTTTGCATATTAGATATTAGTGATAAAATGAGTCAGACAGAAAAGAAAAAAATTCGAATCGGGAGAAAAGAAAAAGCAGTATTGAATTTTTTGAGTCAGTTTCCAAATGGAATATGGAAGGATGAAGTTATTCGGCATTTTTCGTGGGCTAGTAAGTACGATGGAGTTGTCAATAAGAGGTTACAGAATTTAGAGAAAAAAGGGCTGATAGAAATTCGTTATGAACTTAATCCGGAAAGCGGTCGTTCAAAGCAAAGAGTTTACTTAAAACAATAATTTTTTTCTTTAAGCTTTTTCTTTTTTTTAATTCTATTTTAATTCTCTAATTAAATTTTCTATCTCATAAATAATATCTTCTATTTCTTCAATTTTTTCTTTTTCAAAATTATGTTCTTCATAGTTTTCAATAAGTTTCATAATTTCTTCTAATTTTTCTTTTGCATTTTGTAATTCTTTTATTGCATCTTCAAGATCTGTTATTATTTCATCATAATCTATCATTTCTTATCACTCTTTTATAATTTTTGAAACTTTTCCAATTGTTACATTTATTGTATTGCCAAAAGTTGAAAACCAAATTTCAAAATTTAATAGTTTATTGTTAATTTCTAAATAGCCAGCGATTTTATTTTTATTTTTTGTATAAAATATTATTCTTGGTTTTTGGTTAAAAATGAAAGCTTTATTTAATATGTCTAGAATATCTTCTTCTTTCATATTTTCAACTTTGTTTTTTATTTTTTCCATTTGTTCTAAAAATTTTTCACTCATATCTCATCAAATAATCATATAAATTATGACATATAAAAAGATTTTTATATTTTCAGAATAAAGAGCCAAAGCATTTTCCTTTGAATTCACAATTTTTACATAAATAATTATTTGCACCAGGTATAGTTTTATAATCTTGTAATTTTATAAATTCTTTAAATTTCTTAATCCATTCAATTGCTTTTTTCATATATTCATCTAATACTTTTTTATCTATTAGAAATTGTTTAACTTCTTTGTTTAATCTATTCAAATATATAATATAGATATTATCAATTTTATAGTTTTGTTGTTGTAATAAATAATAGTAAATTGAGACTTGATAGAGATGATACTCCTTTATATTAAAGTAATTGCTTGTGATGGTTTTAAGTTCTATAAGATCATTATTGCAAATTAAATCAATTCTGCCAGAAATTTTTATATTTTCAATTTCGCCTTTCACTTCAATTTCTGCTTTACAATTTAGTTTTTCTTGAAAATAATGTTCTACTTTTTCATGATATTGTTCTCCTAGGTCTAAAGTAATTTCATTTACGGCTTTCTCAAATTCAAATTTTCTACTAAAATAGCTTTTTCTAAAGCAAATTCCAATTTCGCTAGGAAATATTGTATCTTCTGGATATTTCATTTTGAAGCTTTGTTTTACAAATTCTTCATAATTTGTCATTTTCAACCACCTAAATTGCTAAATCTCATTAAATTTATTATTCTATTACAAATTTCTTCATTTTGTACTTTTCCAATTTGTAGATCTATATCTAGAGCTTGTAATAAAATTTGAATATCGATACTTTGCTCTTGTCTCCTAGATTCTAAATTTTCGCAATTTACATAATTATTAATGCTATTTATCTTCTGTTGAATTAATTCAATTAATGCTTTTAAAATTGAAGGATATAATACTCTTGCATTTATAATTTTATCATAAGTTTTCTTAATTGCTAATTGAATAATATGAATTCTATCTAAAATTGCAGATGTAAATATTTCATAATTTTGTAGATAATCTTCTATATCTGGATTTACTAATTTATTAATTGTATAAGAATATGGATTTCCAGCGTAAATAATTGGAATACATTTTTGAATAGTTGCAGATTTTGATTCTGTTCCAGCACCGCGAGTCCAAATACAATTTTCAATTCCAGTTGACAGAGTTGAATTTATAGTATTTAGTTCTTTTGTTGAAAAACCATCTTTCCAATTTTGAATTTCATCAAATATCAATCCATTTGATAAAAATACAGCTCCATACATATTATTTCTAGCATCATATACTAAATTGGCATAAGTTGGAGCTTCTGTATAATATCTAAAATTGAAAACTTCTTGTAAAATCATAAAAGTTGTAGTTTTACCAGTTCCTCTATTAGAAATTTCAATATAATTAATTTGGCGTTTTGTAATTGGGGATTTGAAAAGTGGAAATAATCTCGGCAAGAAGAGGAAAATATCATTTATTTCCATTCTAGTCGGGTCATATCCAAAACTTTGCAATAAAAGTGCATAAGTTGAATATTCTGAACTTGCTAATTCAAATAATTCTTTTGCAATTTCATAATTGTTAGGTGGCTCAATTGAATAAATATCGCTAATGTACCAGCCATTTATACCTTTTCTAATTTTTACAAACATATAGCTAGTTATCAAATTATAGAAATCTTCAGGATTATCAGCTATAAAATGTGGATCGAAATTTGCAATAAAACCATTTTGAAATTTTGCTATTATTTCATCATCTTTAACTTTAAAATTAACAATTTTTGAAATAAATTTTACTTCATTATTATATAATAAATAAGACTGAAAATATTGTTGATCAATTCCGCGTTTGTAAGCTTTTAAAATTTCAATTTTTTTTGAGTCTTCTATTTGTTTTCCAGAGAGAATTATATTTAAAACTCTTTCTGTATCTCTTGGATTATAAAAAAAAGAATGAGATTTTATCTTTTCAAGAAGGTGATTTGAACTACTCATGAAAAAAAATTTATCTTATGACGTTTTAAAATTCATCTTCTACGTTTTTCTTTTCTCTTTTTTTCTCTTTTTTTTGCTCTTTTTGGCTTTCTGTATCTTCTTCTAATTCTAATTCTTCTTCTCTTACATTATTATTATTCCTTGGCGTAAATTTTACATATTCATTTAGTAAATCAGCATATTTATTTAAGAATTCTGCAATTAATCTTAAATCTTCACTGTCATTTGCAGTTATTCCTAACTGTTTTCTGAAATTATTTTGACTATGAATGGTCATAGAATATCTTATTTTGCCATCTTGAGGGACTGCATTTAGTTGAACCACTAGTCTTTTTAGACCTTTGATTTTTAAAATTCTTGAAGCTATTTTATTATTTTCTTTAGCTTGTTTACCTAATTCATCTATTATTTCTTTAAGGGAAGCCATATTTTTCGCCTAATTAAAAGTTTGAAATATGACAAATTTAAATATTTATAAAAGTACAAGCTATGATATCTAGAAGTTAAAAAAAAGATGAAAAAAATATTTAAATTAACTTAAAGAATATAGATCTTATTAATTTAGATATTTTCATGTTGTATTTATTTGCTAATTCTTCAAGTTTGTGATAATATAATTCATCGACAGTAAAAAAAACACGCTCATCATAAATTTCGTTACTTTCAATTTCTTTGAATTCTTTTTCTTCATTTAGAATTCTGTCAATCTCTTGTTTTATTGTCTCTCTTTTCTCATAAAAAAGATTTTTATACCTTGCAGGTATTCTTAATTCGATATACTTATTTCTTTGCTTTTTCATAATTTTAGATATTTCAGAATACTATAAAAAGATGACATATACATTTAAATGTCAGATTTTCAATTGCATATGTGAACGGTAAAAAAGTTTTTAGCTATCATTTTCTTTATAGTTATACTTATTTTGTTACAATTTCTACGAATTATCGATATAATTCTGTGATTCCAATCTATAAAAAATTTCGGCAATATGTGTATAATCATGACTCATCAGCTCATATTTTTTCAGTTAAAGAATATACAACAAAATTTCATGGTCTACATTATCATGTTCTTATTTTTACGAATAAACGTTTAGATTATTCTAGAGTTCATGAAAAAATGCCTCCACATTCAGATATCAGAATTGAATTAGTTCCAAAAACAAAAAAAGATATAAAAAAAGTTTTAACTTATATGTTAAAAAATCAAAAATAAATTATTTACTTTGTGTTTGCGATTGAGAACTTTGCTTTTTCTGTGCCAATGCATTTACATCTGAAAGAGTATCCATATTCAAGAGTGCATTAACGCCAAGTGTAGTGGTATCCTTTATTGATTCAATCGCTGAAATTGTAGATTTTGTCATTTGATCTACTGCAATTTGGAATGATTGATTTGCTTGCTTTTGATTGTAGAGATATACTATTTCTCCAACAACATATGAGCCTATCAATACGCCCATTAGTACTAAAAAACCTTCTAATGCATCTGCACTTAGTGTCATTTCAATTTTATTATATGCAAATTACTTAGTAATAAAGTTTATGCAAAAAATCGAAATATATAAATATGTCATAATGTATGTTTATAAACTGAGGAAAAATGATGGAGAAAACTAAAAGAGAAAGAGTAGTTTTCGGAATTAATATAGATAAAGAGTTAAAGAGGAAATTGAAAGTTTATTGTGCAAATAATAATATCACGCTAACAGAAGCAATTGAAGAAGCTTTAGAAGAATATCTTCAGAAAAGGGGAATTAAATGAGAGTAATAACAGTAAAAATTGATGAAGATCTTTTGCAAAAACTTGATAAATATGCTATAAATCATAAGTTAAACAGATCTGAAGTTGTTAGATTAGCAATTAGAGAATTTTTAAGTAATCATACTAATTATAAACAAGATATAGAGAATCAAGAAAAATTTAATGTAAAGGTCATGTACAAAAGTTGATAAAAATAAAAGAGAAAATTAAGCAAAAAATATTTTTTTATTTTTCATTTTTTTACAAATATATTTCTAGTCATTTCTTTCTTTTTAATCTTTCAATTTCTGCTTTAAGTTCATCAATTTCATCATAAATATCTGCAAAGATATCATAAATTGCTACATATATAATTGCAAAAATTCCAGATGCAAAAAATGTTGATATTATAACTATTGGCATATTTTTTACAAGAATTCCTAATGACATGACTATTAAAGCTAAAGACATTAAAGCTAAAAAAATTAAGAAAACTATTATTTCACGAAATTCTCTTTCCATTTTTTCTCATCTTTATTTTTCGTTATCTGACATATATATTTCTTGTCTTCTTTCTCTTTTTAATCTTTCAATTTCTAGTTCAAGTTTATTAATTCTTGTATCTAAATCATCTATCAAATCTATTATCCATGTGAAAATTATTGCTAATAAAATTGATGTAATTGCGGAATATAAAACTATATTTTGTAGATTTTTAGATAAAATTCCTTCAGAAAATATTAAAAGTATATTAAGTATTACAATTGAAAGCATTATAGAAATATATAACCTAAAAGCTAATTTGCCCATACTTTATCATTCTTATTTTTCGTTTTCTGACAAATTTATACTCTTACTAACTTCGTCACAAAAGACAACAATATTAAACATATTTCTATTATATCTCCAATTTATTTTTATTAATTCTGGACGTCTAAAAGTTTTAATTATATAATTTACAATTCCTAGACCTCTTTTTTCATAAAATTTTATTGTTACATTCATTATAATTTTTATAGTTACTAAGTTCTCATCTTCTAAAACTAGAAAATCATAAACATTGTCAGGATAACGACTTTTCAACCATTTAAAAATTTGAACTGTATATTTTCTACACTCATATTTTGCAAAATCACTCATATTTCAATCTTTACAATGTGACAATTTAAAAATTTTGTATTACTTTAGATATAATGTATTACATATCGTTTAATTCTCAGAATTATCCCAATTTTTTAGTTCATAAATTGTCAAGATTGATTCATCACGTAAAGAAAAAGCAATATACATTATATTATTTATATAACTTTTGTCTTGAATTTTACGCCAATTTCATCAACTAATATACATTATATAGTATATAAGACGTGAAAATTTATATTGTAGAAATTAAAATTTTTAATTGACCAAAAATGGCGAAAGGAAGAACACCAAGATCCTATAGCCAAAGATACGCAAAATGGCAAGCTAAATTTGCATCATTTTCAAATCCTACCGTAGCATCTACTATATTATCAAATGTATCTCCAGTTGCACAACAAAATTTCCAAACTCACGTTCCTAAATTTACATCTGTGAATGAACAAGTATCTGCAGTATTATCAGAATATGGAATAACTGGTCCTAATAGGGCAGTTTATCAAGGTTTCGGTCTCAAAGTTGCTAGAGCTTTAAACAGATTGGGAGGCGGACCAGCACTTGTTAATATGATTAACGGATTGAAGGCATATTATATTTCAGCGTTTAATGCAAACCCCACAGTATTAGATGCAGTCACCAACATTATAACTGGAAGCCCAACTGGATATGTAAGCTAAAAAATTATAGAATATCTTTTAAGCTATTTTATTTTTTTATTTTTTCTTTTTCAGAACTTTAGTTCAAATTTAAAATTTTTAAAAAAATACTTTTAACTTTTTAACTTGAAATTAATCATTATCATCAATTTCTGTTTCTATATACTCATAATTTGTTTTACTTATTCTTTTGCAATCACTAATTTTTACATTAGGATGATGTTTTTTCAAGTGTGTAATCATAGCTTTTCTAGTTTTAGTTATTCTTTTACAAACTGGACACTCAAATAAAAAGATACCCATGATATTTTTTAGTGTCATGACAAATAAAAAATTCACATGAAAACCGTAATTTTAACTATGAATTACTCATCTATAAGAAATGTATCGGAAGATATTGCACAAGTTCTAAGAAAAAATGGAGAAATTGTAACAATTTCTACAAATCCATATTTAATTCCACAATCTGATAAATTAATAATTTTTATGCCGTTTCATCCCCCATCTCTAAATCCATATTTGTATGCATTTCATGAATTTCGCGGAATTAAGTATTTTTATACAACTTGTGACGGTCAGCCTAATTTAAATATTATAAATCAATATCTATTAGAAAATATAATATTTATACCAAATTCAAAGTTTACAGCTCAAAATTTGCAAGAGGTCGGTTTAAATGTTGAATTGCCAGTTTTCCATGGTATAAATTTTGAAATTGTAGAAAAAGCTGAACAATTAGCTATTCAATTGAAACAAAAAATAGATAAAGATTTTCCAGATACAATAAAATTTGGAATAGTTTCAGGTCTAACTAAAAGAAAGAATATGGATCTTATGATAAGAGTTTTTCAGGAGATAAATACTAAAATTCCAGAATTAGCCAAAAAAGTGCATTTCTTTGTGATTTCTCATAAAGCATTTAAAGATTTTGAAGTTCCCGAAAATGTGCATTTTGTTAGCGAATTTGGGTATAATCCGAGAGAATACATTTTTGCATTCTATAAAGTTATGGATTTTGTAATAGTTCCTTCAGGAACGGAAGGTTTCGGAATGCCGGTTCTAGAAAGCATGGCCATGGGAACTCCAGTCATTCATCAACTAATGCCGCCATTTGATGAATTTACTAGATGGCAATGGAATTTACTAATTAAATCTTCAGAGATTGAGGAATATTATGATAAAACTCATGGACAAAAATGGAAAATTCACAAATTTGACATTCATGACATGGTAAATGCAATATTGATAGCTTCAGAATTAAAAGATAGAGATGAAAGAAGTAGAAATCTAAAAGAATTAGCTAAGAGATATAATATAGAAAATTTATATGTCAGATTTTTAGAATGACTTCAAGAGCTGATTAATCGAAAAATTTATATGCTTTATATGATATATGATTATAGTGAGAACATGGAGAAAATAATAATTGAGTGTAAGGATTTAACAAGCTTTCACGTTAAAAAAGAAGATGGAGAATTAATGAAACGTATAATACAAATGTGTCAAAGTTACAATCTAGAAATTAAGGTGTATTAAAAAATGCCAAAATTCTATTATTGCTATTTATGTAAAATTTCAATATCTGGCAAAAAAGAGTTTAAGAAACATGCACAGATACATTTTCATAATGAAAGATGTCCATATTGCAATATGAAAACTAAAAATTTATCAATACATTTAGCATATTATCATCTAGGATATAGAAGAAAAGCAATTTTATTAAGAGATTTAGCAATTTTGTGCAAAGAAGCAAATAGTACAAATATTCTTCATGATAAAGATTTAAAAATTGATAATTACATCAAATTCAATATACAAAGAATGATGAAAAAGTTATAATTCTTTTTTCTTTTTTTATCTTTTTTCTGAGTTTTGATTTAGTAAAACAGATATATCTTTGTTTATTTCTTCAGATATATTTTTGATTATCTCTAAAGCTTCCAATATTTCGTCTTCTTTAAGATCTTCATTTTCATTAATTTCGGTAATTAATCCAAGTTGTAACTCAAGTAAAATCTCAAATTTTATTAAATCTATCTTTTTTATCATTTTCTCACGTAGATAGAAATCTACAATATGACAAATATCAAGTTTTACCTAGTCTTATTTTTATTTCTTCAATTTGTTGTTTTAATTCATTCTGATTTATTTTCAATTCTTCAATTTCTATTTTTAAATTTTGCAATTCGGAGTTTACAATTTCTTTAACTGCCTCTTTCAATGCATTTTTAATTTTGAGATAAAGTTGAACAATCGCAAATAATGTAGTTATAAATGTTGAAATTATAGTTAGAATAAGAGTTATTTCACTCATCTTTTATTCCCTCCATTTCTTCTTCTAAATTATCTAAATTTAAATTCTCATCTTCTTTAAATTTTTGATTTATTGAATCTACTTGTTTCGCGTAAGGCTGAGGA